AGGGGTGATGCTGCACATGGTACAGTAACAAACGATGGTATGCCATATGCCACAGACTCCAATGCTGCAATACTGTTGAACGCAACTGTAGCAAATATGTCTTCATCTAGAGCATCAAATATCGAATGTTCGTGCCGTGCTGACCTACTACCTTTTTCTCTAACAACGATCTCCATATCTGTGTGTTTTTTTATAATTTCTACGGTGTTCATCAGCCAGGTGGGCTTACTTGGATCTCGATCTCTGAGCTTGCCCTCTTCGTACCCATAGAATATACACGATTTTCTATTCGGAACAACTATTAAGATTTTATTGCCTTTTTTCTTCCAGCCCTTCCATTGATATCTAGGATCAATTTTACAAATCTCTTCCCACCGATCGCTAGGCCAATTTTCTAACCAATGTTTTTGTAAATCATTTTTAACTATTCTGTGGAACAGTTTTTTGCCTCCGGGATTGCCTGGACTTACAAAATTTCCAAAATATCCTGTGTCTAGATAATAAAAATCTTTTTTCTCTTGCCAATCTTTTACTATGTGTTTTCTTTTAACAACACCTCGGTAGACATCTATTGATGCACCCTTGATGGTTTTCTGAAATTTTTCTTCTATAGATATTTCATCCATTTAATAACATCTCCATGGCTTTGCCGTTGCGTAATTCGCTATTATGAAACTGACCGTATGATAAATGACAGGCCCATGCATATAATTTATCTTGGTCGGGATAATAGGGTTCGTTTATTTTAGATAGATCTTGTAGACTAACAGGTGACGCTGCATTGGCCGGTGCTAGAGTAAATGCAGGTATTCCTTGGAATACAGCTTCTGTAGCTGCTACACTGTTAAACGTAACCAAAGCAAACACATCGTCATTGAGGGCCTGTTCTAGTGTATCGTTAACTGTTCTATCTAATCTTTTAGGTGCTCGCTCTCTGACTACTACAGGCCTATCTGTGTATTTTTTTATTTCATTTACTGTATGTTCTAACCAGATGTCTAAATCATAGTCATAAAATCGCATAGGCTTTTCGTCTGGTTTTGCCACTAGTATCTTTCTTCCATCTTTCTTCCAAGGTTGAAATTTTTTGTTAAAATGTTTAAACCTATCATCCTTTCTTGGAACGATTTCGCTGTGTTGTAGATTGTTCTTTACTATACGATGCCAATATTTCCAACCATTGGGATTTGAATCAGTTCTTTCATTGCCAAAATATCCTGTGTCCATGTAGTAAAAAGTTCTGTCATCTTCCCAACACTGATGCATCCACTTTTTCTTAAGTATACCCCTTAACACAATAGGATCAGTGCTATCGTTGTAATTAAAATCATCAGTTGACGTTATTTTTGTTTTGCATCCTTGTGCAAACATATTGATGTATGGGTCTTTCCCATCTTTACTTAAAAAGATCATAGACCGTGCTGTAGACAATAATCTACGTAAACTTTTTCTCTATGCCACTCGTTGGCGAAGTCTCCTTGGTCTGAGAATTCATGAAAGCAAGGTGTTCCAAGAGTGTAGTGAACTAATTTCGCTTGAGGATTCCACTCGTATTCAATATCTAACCAATTCCACTCTATTGGTAGTTCGCCAACTAATTCATCAGGCAACCAAGTAAATCTATGTACCTGTGCACCTGTAGCATTTTGTATAAACTCCGGTGTAACAACAGCATTAGCAGGATGACCGCAGTTCCAAAGAATCACACTTGACCAATTTTTACAAGGATAGTCTTCGTTTTTTGATCCAAGATATTTTTCAGTCATTTTAGTTTTATAGTCGTGTTTGACAACCATAACAGCTTTTGACTCGTCTCGCAATGACCATAGTTTTTCAATGTCGTCACGCAACAACATGTCGCCGTCCATGAATATTGCCCAACCTTTATATTGCATCAAGTGAGGCACAAGGAAACGACTGTAGATAAAATGATTACTACCGTCAGTGTGTTTCTCTTCGTAGTCTTTTAATATATTCAATGCCAGTGGATTAATACTCACAGGGTGACTAGAATGCCTAATGATACTGTTTGTGCATACATGATATGCTATGGCTTCTCGGGGGTCGTACCCGATAAAAATTGGAATCATTTTCTTTCGATGTCCTCTTCAACACATTGTTCACCGTATTGTATTTCTACAATTTTTAATGGGTGTTCATAGGGATTAGTAAGTTGATGCCATTCTTGTACTGCAACATGTAATTGATCGTGTTTATCTAACAGCGCAGGCGGTAGTTGATAATCCAACGGAGTTGCTCGATTAACAGCGGCTTGCCCTTCACTGACAATCCAATATTCTGCACGATGATTATGTCGTTGCATACTTAAACTTTTGCCGGGATTGACAGTGAGTTCTTTGACTTTCATGCCCGGAACTTCGTGTAGCACACGATAGTATCCCCACTGACGTTCTGTCTTAGGGGCTTTCCATTCTTGTAAAATCCAAGAACTAGAATTTGCTTTATTAAATCCGCCGACCCCGAATACGAATTGCAAGTTATCGTCGGCAATATCCATTTCTGGAATATTGTCGTTGGTTCTATCACCACCGTTGGCAAAAATAATTGCATCCTGTGGGTAACTGGCTCGAACCATTTGGATAGCATGTTTTGCTGATCCGTCATTGTCATTGAAGTCTATGACAAAATCCACCCCTACAATATTACGTACAATTTCTGCACGTTCTTTGTAGGGCATGAAAGGAGACCCTTTCTTGCGTGTTAACCATGCATCTGAGTTAACACCGACAACAAGGATATCTCCTAGTGCTCTGGCTGCTTTGAAGTAGGCAATGTGCCCGGAATGTAGAGGATCAAATCCTCCGGTAATTAAAACGATCTTTTTCATGCAGATATTTATCTGCGTATATTATACAGTATTTAAAGACTGGCGTCTTCTAATCCAGATACTCGTAGTTTAACAATGTTGCTGAGATGCCATTGTTTCTGATCAAGTGCTTTGATAATGCCTAACCATTTGTTGCGTAGTAGGGCAAAATCATTGATGATTTTTTCAAAGTCTACAACGTCAGCTTCACCTTCTACGAACTTTTCACAGTCCCTGGAAGATAAAGCTCGTTGATAGTTTTCTAAATACTTGCGAAAATGTTGGCTACGAAGCCTACGAAGTTCAATGTTTAAGTACTCAAGGATACCTTCAATTTCTTGAAGTTGATTAAAGCGTTCTTCCACGATGCCGGGCATTTGCGAACTTGCCTTCTCGATGTTACCCGCTATGCGGACATCTTGTTTTGCTTCGATTAACTCAGCTTCATAATAGGCCGCGGCATCTGGAATGTTGCTTATATCTTTACTAACCTTATCGTACCAATTCATTTATTCCTCTTCGTCGTAGCTGTCTACATCTTCTTCGATTTCTTCACCGTCGATGGCATATGCGATAGCTTCGTCAAGAAAAGGATCAACTCCTTGCAAACTGTCTAACACACTTTCTTTGATACCATAATCCAACAATGTGTTTACGAAATCAGTGGCCACATCCGGTCTTTGTTTTTCGGGAATATGTCCAATTACCACATGCCATAGGTCAGCAATTAAATCTTCTTTCATTGAGCTTCCTCCAAGTCTGGTTCAACTGTAGTAGTTATCTCAGATGTGGCAATTTCGCCATGTTTTGAAATGTCTTCCATGGCAATGTCTAAGCCGTCTTTCTCATTGCGTTCCCAAGCCTTGCGGAACTGCTTGATGATTTCACCGTCTTTGGTAGTATATACAAGGCTGTTACCTTCTTTCTTGAGCATGCCTTTGGCTTCGAACAAGTCGACTAATCCACTATATGGACTCATACCTGTTTCATAAGGAATCTCAACCTGTACACTTTCAAACGGCTTGGCATAACGTGTTTTCATGATCTTACATGCGGCACGGATACCTTGAACTGTGGTAGTTTTATTACCATCTGCATCAAGTTTCAGTTTTAATTTACGCATAGCGACAACGATTGAGCTTGCATAGATAAAACCTTGACCACCTGAGATTTTGTCATCTGGATCAAACATGTCTTGACTAGCGTATGTGTGATTAGTTGCTACCAAACCAATGCCTAGACTACCGAACATGTTCACACAGTTACGAACAAGTGCTGTAAGTGCTTTAGGTTTACGACCCATGTCACCTTTAAGATCCCCGGCTTGAAACTGGTTAACATCAGTGGGGGTCAGTAACATTCCAAGACTGTCGATAATAAACAATACTTTAGGACGCTCGTCTTCAGGCATTGTTTTGTATTCTGCAACAAATTCTGTAATAGTCTTTGCTACATCGTCGATCATGGCCATGTTAAGTTTCAACAACTTGTCTGGACTTGTATCAACGTCAAGTGCGTGTAACCACTTTTCGTCAAGTGCGTTTTCTGTATCAATTAAGATCGGAAAGATACCCTGTGCTTGTGCATTCTTAACTAGATTACCTGAACAGATAAATGATTTACCTGCACCACTTTCACCGGCAAACACAGTAACCTTGCCTAGTGGAATACCTCGTTTGAAGTCGCCACTGATAAGATAATTTAATGCGTAATTGTTTGTACTGACCCAATCAGTTGGGTCGTTAAAGCCAATACTTAAACCGTCGATAGATTTAGTAATTGACTTTCTAAATTTAGAAATATCAAATGCTTTTGCCATTATTTTTTGCCCTGTTGAGAAATAGAGT